AATACCACCAGCATTTAATCCGTGAAGATTCTTAACTGCAAAGAGGCGGTAGTAAGAATTGGTATTTTGTTCAAGACCATCTTCTGGTTTTCCGGAACCGAAGGTGCTTGTACGACCACCAGCGAATGGATTGGCGACTAGACCGTAACGAGTCTTGAATCCGATCTTTGGTTGGAAGGTATCTTGACCAACTGCTCTGACCATTTGTAGTGGAACGTATGGGCAGTAGAAGAATCCTGCGTCATATGGTGAGGTTCCCTTGTATCCAACAGTAACGAAGTTGACGTTGTTGGCAACGAATGGATCGATGTAGACCTTGAACTTATTGTTGAGAACACCAGCGAAGACGTTACCAGTATCATCTACTTGCATATCAACATTGAGTGCTGGTGAGAGGTTGAGGAATCCACCCATTGCGAGTGCTGAAGCAACGTCAGCAGAGCATACGATGAAGTTACCCTTACCTCTACGAGTTTCCTTAGCAATTACGTTTGCTTCGCGTTCAATTTGGAACATAAGTCCACGGAAGCGTTCTGCTGACCAACGACCGTCTGAATCGTTGAGGAGGTCATACACACCACCGTTTGTGGTGTCTGTAGCATAACCAGCGAGATCGCGTTGACGGCAACCAGTCTTAGCAACATAATACATTGCTCTGAGGATTTCTCTGTTGATTTCGTTCATGATTTCAACTGAGAGAATATTTGCGAGTTCTGCTTCAGCATCAAGACCGTGAACAGCGCGAAGGTCTTGTGCAAGTTCTGTGGTGTATTCTGCCTTGAGAGCGCGTGAACGTGCTTGTACCGCGACTCTTTCAATGCTGAATGCCATTTCACGGAAGTCAGCAGTTGAAGGATCCTTACCAAGAGTTTCAGCAGTTGCTGTTAACATTCCACGGAATTGTGAAAATGTATCTACTCTTGTAGCAAATGTATCACCAGCTGCTAAAATACCATTGAGAGCACCGAGTGTGTGACCAGCGAGAATTGCTGCGTAATTAGCAGCACCAGGACCAGAAGCACCACAAACACCAGAGAACTTAGCCCATGGTTCATCGAAGAGTGCTTCTTCGCCACCAGTATAACCGTTATTATCATTTCCGTAACGAGCGCGCATTGCGAAGATAAGACCAGTTGGAGCACTCATCGGTTGAACGCCAGCAATGTCGTATGCTACGACGTTAGGCATTGCACGACGAACAAGTGAAATAAGAACTGGATCATAACCAGCAAAGTTTCCTGCTGCACCAACTTGGCCAGCAGCAAAATTACCACCGATACCGATTGGTCCCATGGTATTTTCAAAAAGATTGCCAGCAGCTTTTTCTTCTGCTAATGCTCTAACTTGATTCTCAAGAAGCATGGCAGTGACTCTTCTCTTGTGAAGGTCATTAATTGATGGCATGTCTTGGTGATCAAGAACGGGTGTCCACTTTTCCATAAGTGAATCGTAAGGTGTACTTTGATTGAAATCTAATGACATTTTTTCTCTCCTATTATTCCTTTTTATTTATTAAATTTTATTTTTCAAATGTTATTGTCCTTGATAACATTTGGGTTGATAAGCGATGCTAAACGAGCAACTGATGAATTTTCTGGAATTATTCTATCTACTTTTGGTTTATTTTTGTTGAGGAATGAAAGTGTATTTACAACATTTTCCATTAAAGGATCTGAAGTATTATTTGTAGATACAAATGATCCTGAGTCTTCAGTCAATGGAACTTGTCCAAAGTATGAATTATTTGTTCTGATTTGATTATTTCCAGATGCTCTGTGGAAATATGATTCTTTGAGAAGGTTTATTTTCTTTTCATATTGTTCGACGTTTTCAAATTCGACACCTTCTGCCAACTTAGCAAGTTTTTCTACTTCAGTATCAGCAAGACCAGATGCTTGTCTCATAAATGCTTCTGCACAAAGATGTGCAGTGACTTCATTCTTGAGTTCAATATTTTCCTTGAGAACTTTATTCAAGTTATTTTGAAGTTCTTCATTTGCTTCATAGATGTCATCAAGAATATTATATTTTTCTTGTGGAACATCGATAAATGAATTTTCAAAAAGATCTTTCAATCCATTGATGAAATTTTCTGCGATTTCGGTTCTAAGACCTCTCTCGACAGCAACCTTATTCTCATTCATCCATTCTTCTACAACATAATTCAAATAACCATCGATATGTTCTACTAGGTTATTTGAATTTGCTTGAGTTGCTTCTAAAACAACTTCTTTTGCTGCTTCTGATTGTTCTTGAATGATTTCTTTTGCTGCTTCAAGAATATGTGCCTCTATCATAGAAATTCTTTCATTGATAGCTGCTTCGAATATTGTTTTTGCTTTGAATTTGAAATCTTCGCTGAGATTTTCTCCATCGAAGAGACTTTCGAGATAATCAACATCTTCTTGTTGAGTTTCTTGTTCTTTCTTGGTTTTTTTCTTTGCACCGGGTGATAATGAACTCATATTTCCTTGAGCATTATTACCAACTGGTACAGTTCCAATGACAGCACCTTTTCCTGATGCGTCTTGATATAATTGTGTTGATGCGTATTCTGCGTATGGATTATTTTCTGCCATTTTTATATCTCCACTTTTTCTAATTGTATTTAGTATATTTATAATTTAGACTTTTTATATGTATATTAGACAATTTTTGATCTAATTCTTGCTAATCTTTCCGCTCTTCCAATAAATGAAGATTTACTAGTTGGATCTATATTTACAGAAGATGCTTGTTGTCGTTTTGTATAATTATCTCGAATATTTGCTATATCTCTGAATGATTTTTCCAAACCAGGGTTTAATCTTTTTGCTCGATTTAGTTGTCTTTCTAAATTTTGTCTTTCTAGAAATCTGGCAACTGCTGCTTCGTGAGCATCTAATTCTCTATTTGATGCTTTATTTCCAGGATGTATTGGCATTGAAGTTGGAGAGTTACTTTGAACATCCCTAACATAGTTGGGATCAAATCCAGATTGTCTCATCTTAATATCTCGAATGTGTCCTGCTTGTCGCGTATCAATATCATTAGATCTCATTCTTTGTTGTATAATAAATTTCTCCGCAGCAGCAAGTCCACGATTTCCCATTTCTTGAGCAAAAATAGAAGCCTTTCCCATAAAACCTCTGGGAATACGCAATTCCATTATATTTTCAACCATTGAAGGTATAGAATTTTTAATATACGAATTAATGGATTCTTTAATTAATTTATCTGACATTTTATATCTTTCTTAAAAAATCCGAGAATAATTTAATTGCTTCTTCTTCTAATTTTCTTTTTGATACTTTTTTAAGTTTCTTTTGGTACTCTGAAATTTGTTTTTCAACCAAAAGACCATTATCCCAAATCCATTCTTTTCCTTCTAAGATCCCGTCAACAAATGCATTTGGTGCTGATGGATCGGCAACAATATCGATTGCTGCCAAAGTAAAATCTTCTTTTACGTAGTTTACACCATTACGTTTTTCAAGACTTCCCATTCCACGAGAAGAAACACCTAATTTTGCCCCAGCATCGATTAAATTTTTAACAATTTTACCCATAGGGGTATCAATTATCTTTGCTTCACCTAAAATTTGTTTACCGCTCTCATTTAATTTTGTTACCATATGAGATACACGGTCTAAATTTACAGTTGGTCCAGATGGATGGTTTAATTCACCCAAAGCACGATTTTTATTTACATATTCGGAAATATATCTTTGAGTTTCTTTTTTTAATATTTTTCCTTCGTATATACGACCGTTACGATTTTGGGTGTCACTTTCCATCATAACACCTTTAAGTTTATATGTTTTACCACCCGATTCATTTGATTCTACGATGGTTTCTACATCTTCTACTGTTTCTGTTATGAGTTTCATGTGATTTTTTCTTTAATTATTTTTTATCGTCTTCATCTTCATCTTCGTCTTCGTCTTCGTCTTCTTTGTTTGACTCATTGAGAGAATCTAGAAGATCATTAGCGAGTTCTGTAATTTCTTCTTCAGTTAATTCTTCTCCAAGTTCTTCTTCAATTTCTTCAATTAAAGATGCTAACTCTTGTTCGAATTCTTCAGCAATTGATTCTAATTCTTCATCTGCTTCTACAGACTCGTTTTTCTTATTACGACTTCGAAGAGTTTTAAAATCTTCAGCATCAATTTTTTCTTTATTACCAGCTAATCTGGCAATTCTTTCTTGTTTTGGTGTTAACTTCTTTTCCTCGCTAAAAACAGTTGGAGCAAAATCTACCAATTTTTCCTCTAATGAATTACCTAGTTTTTCTAGAAGAGATTTGTTGATTAAATTTTTTGCTGTTATTAAATCTTCTGACAAAAGTGCCTTAAAAATATCTTTTGAGTTTGACATATTTTTCTCCTAATTTATTTATATTATTTATTTTGTTCTTCTTGATCAGTCAATCCTAATTGTTGCATTTGAAGTTGTTGTTGAATTTGTTTTTGACGATCTTGTTCAATTTCTTTGTCCATTGCAGCAATTTCTTCATCAGTTTGCTTTAATAGATTTTTTCTAATATATCTAGTGGAGAAAAATACACCATTATATTGACCAACTGTATTCAACATATTAATTCTTTCAGCAAGAATTTCATTTTCTTTAAGATCATTAAAATATGAATCTTTACTATAATTAATTTTCATATCTTGATATACTCTAGTCCAATCATCAGGTGTCATAATTCCTTTTAATAAGCATTGCTTCTTTAAAAGATCATATAATAATATTGAAAATTTATTTTGAAGTCTTTCTATGAACTTATAGAATTTTACTTCATCTCTTGTTATCTCAGAACTTCTTCCAAGATTAAATCCAGTTTGAACTTCCATTCTAGTCAATGGAACATTTAAAGATCTATAAAGTTTCTTTAGAAGATACTCGACATCTTCCATTTGTCCAAGATTTTGACCACCAGCAAGAGTAGTGATTTCTGTTCCTTTACCACCTTCGCGACGAGGCAACCAATAGTCTTCAAGCATAGACATATGATTTCTTTGATCTTTAATTTCTCCAGTAGAAGAATCATATGTCAATTTATTACGATAACGATTCATCAAATCTTTGATATATTGTTCTGCTTTTTGTTTTGGAAGGTTTCCAACATCCACATAAAATATTCTACGCTCAGGTGCTCTAGAAATTCTATAAACAACCATAGCATCTTCTGTTTGACGAAGCATATTTAATGGACGAATTGCTTTGTGTAAATGTCCAACTACGCGCTTGCTTGTTTGATCTAAAAATCCAGAATGGCAATATGCTATAGAGTCTGGAGATATTTTTACACCTGTTTGTGGTGTTGATGCCATAGCATTGCTAGTTTCAAAGTCAGTATACACATAATATTCTTCAATATTTTTAACTAGAGGAACTTGTGTATTATTAACTCGTTTGACTTGTTTTTGAACTTTACGAATCTTTTTAATTTTAATTGGATCTATAGCACGAAGTTCTTGTATGCCTTTTTCTGGATGATCCACATCAATCAAGCACTGATAAAATATTTTTCCATCAACATACCATCTTCTAAAAATATCATATCCTTTATTTGAAAAATCTAAAAGTTTTACAATTTTATCAAATTCTTGGGTAACTTTTGATTTGATATTATCAGATAAATCCGTATTGTCTAATACAATTCTTACTGCTGCATTTTGACCATCGAATACAATTGCTTGTGTGATTATATCCTCAATTGCCATATCAACTTCTGGATAAAGTGCCATACTTCTATATTGACGAATTAATGAATTTTCATCAATAAAGGATCCAGCAAAATCATAAACTGACGACATGAATCCGCCAGTTTCAAGAACCTGTGCTCCATCATAGTTGTCTGGAGCAGCAAAAGAAGCATTGGATGGGTTGTCTCCGGACAACCCACCCAATGTGTTTGTTGCTTCTGTTTTATTTCCAAATACAAAACCAAAAAGATCATTTAATATCATAATTTATCTCAAGTTTGTTCTGGTGCTGGTGGACCCAAAAGTTGATCCGCTGGTTCCCAGTAATCGTAAGCAATTTGAACAGTAAATTCGCTGAACGAATCTGCCATATCATAATTTAAGGTTACTGGTCCTATATCTACAGGGAAGCAATTTTTTAATTTTATTGCTTTTGAAAAATTGGTTACGTCTTGGGTCGGCAGTGGTGTTGATGTTGTATTTGGAACAATATCACTGTAATAAACTGCCCAATCGGTTGCTAGATTATAATTTATTTGATGTGTATTTCTACCATCTAGTAATTCCATCCACTGTTCGAATGCTGCTCTAAGATCTTTTGCTGGAGCATTTGATTCATAGACATTAATAGCCCAGTCAGCATATACACGTTCTCCAGCAAACTTGACTATTCTTCCTTGCCATGCTACGTTTATAGCTCCAATGGTCGAACCTGGAGCATCTGCTGCTTTCACATATATTCTAAGATCTTCTGCTGCAATCTGTGATACACCTGATGGAAATCCACCAATCACAAGGAATCTATTTGGTCTTACACCAAAAAAGTTATCTCTAAAGTTTTGTAATGTTGGCATTTTTACCTCTTATTTATTTATTAGAATATAGATGAAAGATCTTTATTTGTCAAAGTAATTGTGACATAATTGATTGAAGTTACTGGTTTGATTAAAATATCAGCAACAAAGTAATTTGCTTCAACAATTTCTGGAGTATTATTTGATGAATCGCATACTACTCGATATGCCTGAATTCCTCTTTGACCTACGATACGATCAAGGAATCCTTCAGCAGCAACTTTAAATCGTGTTCTTGTTATAGAATCATTTTGTTCAAAAAGAATTGAACGAGCAACAGGAGCAAGTGCTTTCTTAATATACATGAAAAGTCTAGAAACATTGATTCTAGAAAGAGTCGATGTTTCGGTTTCTCCGGTTTTATCTCCAAATAGAATTGTTCCAGAACCAGGGAATGTTACAACAGCATTTGCTCTATTTGTATTGTTATAAACAGTATCTTGTTCGCTTGGTGTTAAATTTCTCTTAAGTCTAAGAACATTAAGAATTCTACCACGTCTATCACCAGCTGGTGAGAACCATGGGAAAGCATCTCTATCTGTTCTTACTAAGCAACCAGCAACATCTGCTGCTAATGGAGTTTCAATTGTATAAAGTCCAGACGTGTCTAGGTGTAATTTTTCACCATATACACGAATATAGTTGTAACTATTTGATCCGCTTGGGAATGTTAATCCAAGTGGTGCAGAAGTGGATGATGGAGTATATACTATACCAATTACTGGTTGATCTCCACCAGATCGTTCTTCTACAACAGTTGTTACATAATTTCCATAAAGATTACCATCAGCACCAGAATTTCCACCTTGGAATATAAGATCAAATCCAAGTTGTTTGAAATCATTAGTTGGGGTTGAACCAAATCCAACATAACATCCACCACCATATTGGAGGTAGTTATTTACAGGCCACCATTCACCAGAGAATCCTGCTGAAATGCCAGTTCCAGTATATACTCCATTCAAATATGAAGCAGCACATGATCCAACACTATAGAATGTATTTCCAGATGCATTTTCTATGCCTCCTTGCAATCCAACTATATAATCAGTTAAACGTCCATACCATTCTGAAGAATTTTGAACAAAGAAATAACCCTGATCACGTTCTGCGGTTGTTCCTGCTAATACCTTTAATGCAACTGTTGGATTCCAAACAGCTCCAATTGTTGATGAAAACCCTTCAGTTATAGGAACAACTAAAGATTCATCAATAATTTTAAATTTAACATTTGGTCTTGCCATGTTTCTCTCCTTGAAATAAATTTCTATTTATATGTATTTTTTTTATGTTTTACGATTTAAATATTCCTTTTATTGCCATTATTGAAGAAAGAAGAAACATTAATTTTGTCTAAAATTAACCATTCGTCATTGATATTTGACCATTTTTTATCTTCTTGTTTATCTTCATCATCATAAATCCCATCACTATAATATCCAAATGGTAACATTTGATCTTCTATTTCATCAATGTCCTTTTGGTACATTGCCAAACGAACATCCATATCAGTTAAATTTTTAAAATATTGTTGTCTTGTTGCCCAAGAAAATAAAACCAAACACATCACCAAGTCATCATTATGACCATCTTCTGCTTCAAAACTTTGTTTTTTAGATATAAATGTCGTAAATTCTGAAATAATGTCAGCATCTTCTACAATTAGTTTGTCTTCTTCAATCATGTTTTTTAGAACTTGACAACCAACCTTTTTTGTCAAAACTGAAGTCCTAACACCCATTTGAACCTTTTTAACGCTTCCAAATCCTTCTGTAATGATTTGACCTTTTCTTCCCATCATAGCAGTCTTAACAATATTTTCATATTCCAGATCGGTATGAAGAACATTTGCAACTTCAAATCCTATACTGTTAATTTCAATTAAAACATGAGCATTGTTATATTTTCTAGCAATTGTTTTAACTACAGAAGCAAAAAGTAATGGTGATACTGTATTGTTTCGATATGTTGCTACTACCTTATATGGAAATTTTGTAACATCAATTACTGTAAGTGCAGTATAATCTTTTCCTTGACCCTCGGCAACGTCAGCAGTTATAAAGTAAATATGATCATAGGAATTATCTTTATCTGGATCTTTTCTTATTGGTTCTTGGTATACTGAAATTCCATCCTTTGTACGAATTATTGGTTTAGTATAAACTAAAGTATGAAGTTTATCGGCAGATATCAGAGTATTGGAACTACCTAAGAAGTCACATTCGAACTCCTGCTCAAACTGTTTCTCGGAAGTTTTGGAAATCATTTCCTTCTTCCACTGTTCATCTCTTAATGGACCACCTGGATATTTTGGTACTTGACTCCAGTGAACTTCGAAAGCAACATATCCATTCTGATTGTTGATTGCTCCCTTCCAATAATAGTAAAACATATTCAACCCGTTTGGTGTTGAAATGATGAACATTTTAGTAGATTGACCGGAGGTAATAGTCGGATAAACTGATGTAAAGAATTCTTCTGCTATTTGAGTCGGAATGTGAGCAAACTCGTCAAGTAGAATGCAGTTAAAAGATCCACCACGAATGGCAGATGATGATGTTGCTGCTGCTAGAATTCTAGATCCGTTCTCTAACACAATAGATCCTTTATTCCATTCTATAACACCCTGCTGTAACCACTTTGGTAAATATTCATATGCCATCTTAATTCTTCCAAGAATTTCAATAGCAGTAGATTGTTTGTTTGCCAAAATAGCAACATTCATGTTCTGATTGAAGAGAACATAATGTAATAGGTAAGCACCTACTGTTGTAGTTTTTCCTACCTGACGAGGTAGTTTTCCTATTACGAATCTATTTTGATGTAATTTAGCAATTAAGTCTTTTTGAAAGTCATACATTTCAAATGGAACAAGACCTTTGTCTACAGCAACAATCTTGACATATTTTTCAACAAAATATACAGGATCGTTTGCACATTTTATATATTCTTGAACCTGTTCTGGTGTAAATTGTTGCTGTACACCTACTGGTTTGAGATTGGGATTTCCCAAATAACCATCTTTTTTAGCTGTCATTTTCTATTTCTTCTGTTGGTATTGCTTTCAATTGACTACGAGACTGATTAATTAAATTTTGAAGATCTCTTGTAGATCCAACAAATATAGAATTATTTGTTGTATTCTTAACTACTTTATTTGTTCCCAGAGCATCTGCGGTAGTTTTATGAATATTCATTAAATCTGTATTTACTTCACTTATAGTTTTAATCAATATCGATGCAACTTCATATGCTCTTGGTGAATCCCCTGCTTCTGCAACCTTCATTATTCCATCAAGAGATTCAAAACCTTTATTAATTAATTCCTTCATATTTTTACGAGCAGAGTCAAAATCTTGACGAACTTGATCTTTTCTTTTTA